CACTCCTAGTATCTGATTGACCGGAGCAAATGAGCCTGTTAGTTTATAAGTGTTTCCTCCATATGTGAATACTATACCTTCAATTGGAACTATAGTATCAAAACCTCCAATTTGTTCTATTTTTTTAAGCTCAGTTTCTAATTTGTTAATAGTTTCAATATTGTCTGATGTTTGTAATTGTTTAGTTAGGTTTGCTATACTTCGTTTTATATCTTGAACTGCTGCATTTGGATTTGCTGCAAGATAGTTTTTGATATTTTTTAATACAACTGCCCCGAGTCTTAAGAATATAGATTCAAATGGCTGTATATTTTGTTTACGATATAATTTAAAATCCTTTTTATCAAATGCAGAAACCCACTCAGCAAATTGATCGTTGTCAATCAATTTTTTAATTTTAGTAATACTAGTAGATTTATCTCCGAATGCCCATCGATATGTTAATAACTCTATTACTTCATCTGTTATATCATATCCTAATTGATTTGCCTTTTCTTGTATTATATTTTTCCACCATGCTTTATGATATTCAGAAACGGTATCTGTTTCTTTTAGTCCGAATTGATTTCGTAAACTATCAATTTCAGCAAAGAATGCATTTTGTTTATCTTCAAAATCTTCAATTTGTCCTAGCTTCATTTTATTAGGAGGTATAAATGAAAATGTCTTTTGTAAGTGTGCATTTGCATCTTGAATTACTTTTTGTAATGTAGTACCACCTGCTAAGTCTGTCTGCACTACTTTTCCTGATTCATCATATTCTACCAAATTATGAAATTGTAATACTGCCGTTTCATACGCAATAATATTTTTAGTAGCCGGGTAAATAATTTCCATGTTAGCAAAAACACGTCCGTTTTTAAATATAGACTGCAATGTGCGTGGTGATAATTTACTTAAAGCACTTGTTAAGTCTGCAGCTGTTTCGGTATATGCTTCTACTACCGATTTATATCCTTCTGCGGCATCTGCACCACTTTCATCAACTATTTTCTGATATTTTTCTTCGAAGCTAGCAATAATTTCTGATGTTGTCATTGGATTTCTAACTGTTTTCACCCCACGAGCAAATCCAGGTTCTCCATTTTTCCATGTTACTTGAATATTCTGACCATCAGTCTTTTCTGTTACTTCTTGTTCTATGTCTAATCGTCCTTCTAATGCTCTAGAAACAATTTCTTTCATATCATTGAAAGTTAAACCATAAGCATCATATGGATGATTCATATGACCCCCAGCGCCACCTTCAGTTATTAAAGATTCTTTTATAGGTGCACCAAATACCGTTTTACTAAAATTATTAAAGTCATAAACAAATTCTTTTCCTCTACTCTTGTCCAGAAACTTTTTTAATTTCTTTATTTTTTTGTCATGGGCTTTAGCCATTTTAGGAGTTTGATATCCTTCAATCACTTCATCTATATCTTCAGATAATTGTTGTCCCCACCAATTCTTACTAAATACTGATTCTTGTACTCCGGTTAACATTTGCCAAATATTTTTAACGATTGCTTCTTTAGTACCCGGATATGATGCTGCAAATGTTTCATAATCCTTTTCCGCAATGGCCTTTCTTACTGTGCTAGCAGAAATAGGTGTTCCGTCTGCGTATGCTAATGGATCTACATCAATTTCGAGTGGATTAACTTTGATACCAGCTGGCATTTTTCTACCGCCTTTATCTCCAACTGTTTTGTATTTTTCTACGTTACTTCCAAAACTCATAGTACGAGCATAATCATCGCCCTTTTTTGATGCAGCCATTGCATATGTTCCATTGTCTGTTTCTGGTAGTGCAAACAAGTATTCATATGCAGCCATAATCGGAGAATTGTAATCAGTTGGTTGCATCACAATTTTTGGATTACTATTAATTAGATTGAAGATTTCAGCAGTATCTTTTCTACTAACACTGTCTCGTTCTTTTGGTCCAATCAACATTATTACCCGTTCTACATTAGAAGATTGAGCATAACGATTTGCTAATGCTAAATGGGCTCCGGTTAATGGTTTGAACCCTCCTGGAAAAAGTACTATAGTTTTATTCATCTTATATAAATATTTGTTAGTTTAATTCTACGCAGGAGCTACTGGTGCAGTTGGAGATGATATTGCACCTCCGACTAAACGACTACTCCTATACACAAAATTTTTAGCTTTAATGGTGGAAGTAGCAAATCCTGTGCCTCCTACTTGTGCTAATATGTATATTCTAACATAATGTCCTTGATAATCACTTAACGCACTACCCTGGACTATTTCTAATGTTATACCAGATGATGCTTCTGTACCAGAAGTTATGCTTGTTAAAGCATTTGATGTTTTCAAAAGATCCGGAGAACTCCATGAGTCATAATTTGTACCAGATCCATCTGATATTGACGATGTGTAACTAGCTGATTGTATATATGACGCAAATTGTAAGTTTCTAGTACCAGTGCCATTATGATCATAAAATACCATTGCAGAAAGCTGTATATTTGTTTCACCAGGCAATATAAATGTTTCGAATAACGACGCAGTAACTGGCGTACCTCCTGATGTTCCTATATTACCAGTATGTGTGAATTCATCTCTATCAACATAAATTACACGTCCTATATTAAATCCATCTACATATTCATTGTTAGTATCAAATAATACAATATCACCATTTTGTGCAATAAATGATGATGCAGTTACATCTCCGTTTGCTTGTAATACAAAGTTACTAGACGATATTTCTAAAGTTCCATTGCTACCACTTATAAATGATGAGCTAGGATTTCCAAAAAAGAACTTATCGGTTCTAACATCAATTTCACTATCGCTAGTAGAATATCGAAAATAACTAGAAGTATTTGCATATAACTCTAAACCAACACCACTATATGGACTACCCTTTGAAGTTTGACCAGCAAGAGCACTACCACTCCAAAGCAAAAATCCAGGAAATCCAGAATCGAATCCTTGATATCCCAATGATCTAATAAATCCAGTACTGGTATCGCCTGTTATTGCTACTCCGCTATTTAATGAATTTGCCACATATAAAGATCCAGTAAGCATTGAAAAATCACCGTCTACATAACGATTACCACCTTCCCAATCTTTGTCATACACATATGTTACATGATTACTTGCAACACCATCAACATTATAATATTCTACCTTAAATGATATCTGATTATCTATTTTATGTGTTGTTTCTACAAATGTTTTAATTCTAGTATAATTAGGAGTATAACCAACATCATTATCTGTTGTTGTCTTTACATCTGATATTTGCCATTGGCCAGATTCTACTACAAATATTAATGCACCATGGCCAGCATTGTCAGTTTCAAAATTAAACACAACATCATCAAATCTTTGTGAATCTGCAGTTACTCGTAGTTCTCCGATTCGTTTCCCTAATGTTACTGGTAATTCCTGATTAAATAAATCTGTTGTATCAAAATCAAATGCACTACCTGACATATAAACACTAATAATCGGGTCATTGTTATTGCTAACACTGCTACGTGTTCCCAATGCATCAAATGTTACCTTATATGAACTAGTTGCAATAAATACTCCGTTATATGCATTTTTTGTTTGAAATGTTAAAACACTGTTATTTGCTGTTATGTCAGTAGCACTATCTATTAATACGGCTCTATCTAATGATGCAGTTGTCCATGTTAATGTTGGAGCGGTGCTTTCTATATTACCTTGATATGAATGACCTTCCCAATATGTGTCAATCGTGCTCTGTGTTACAAATGTTCCTATGCTAACGTCTGGTAATAAAGACGATGTGCTAGGCACAAATATTTCTGTTTCTTCCAATTCAACATCATTAATAAGATCCCATGTTCCTACAGTTCCTTTATTATTAGTATATATTTTTGTGCGGCTGATGTCACCAGTTGCTGGTTCTAAACCTTCTATTTGAATATATGCAAAGGATTGTGAATTTTCAGTTTCAACATATGTTGGAGTTGCTTCATATGATATAGAATATGCAGATGCATCAAATGAATTATATGTATGCGGAAAAATACTTTGGCTACTATACACTGTATATTCTTGATCTAACAATGCCGTAGTCGGAGTTAATATCTTTTTTATTGTTGATGTATACGCCGTTGTACTAATCGGATACGCTGGTGTAGGAGTTGGATTTGTTGGTGATGAAACTGTGAGTGTTCCATTTTGCATATCAGATTCTAATTCTCCACCGATTAATTCTATTGCTGGTTGATTATTCAGTGAAAAGAATCTTACTTGTCCGGTATTATATGTTGGAAATTGTGTTGTTGCATATTGCCTATCCAACTGCACTCCGATTTGCTCTTTAACGATAACTGTTGGTAATCGGTCAAATATAATTTCAGAAACATTAGCTACCATTGGATTAACAGGCACAGTACGTGACCATCTAACATTGACTTTGTTTTGCCAATCTGGTGGTGTTGGATTATTTTCTATGGTGGCAGCATCAGCTACTAATGTAATGGTACAATCACCGGGAGAGGTATCTTCATAAATATAAATTGCAATAACACGACTCTTATCTTCATCAATATAATCAACAACTTCAGAATATATAGGATCGCCATTATAATCTAAAACTTCGAACCCTAATGCACCACCGGTTCTTAAATTAGTTGGATGGCCTCGTAATTTAAATAAATTTTTACCAGCAGTTAATCTAGTTGGAAATTCTGATATTTGAAAGTATTCTGGAGATGTTAACGATTTATCTTCATACAAAACCGGTATAAATTCTAAACCTTGATATACAGCTTCTTTACGTTCCATTGATAATTTACACTTTATATATAAATATCAAATGTGTAGAATCTGGCTATATCCGTCAGTTTTGTTTACTTCAATTAGGTTGTCTACCATATCACGCATAGTATCAACATGCGATATAATAATTGAAAAATCAAATTTAGTTCTAAAATAATCAAATAGATTTGCAACTGATGCAATATGCTCGGCATCTAAACTTCCCCAACCTTCATCGATTGCAATAAAATTAGGTCTAGGTAATGCAGACACATTGATAAGTGCAATTCTAATTGCTAAACTAGATATAAATCGCTCCATACCACTCGTTAATTCTAATGGCCAATAGTTATCTTCATCATATATAATATATCCGTTAATATTTTTACCATCAGTATTCATAACCATATTAAAATCAACTACTTGATTTAAAACATTATTTATTTCAGTTTCAATTTTTGGTATTGCTTTGGATATTAAGTCATATGGAATACCATCACGTTTTACGGATTTCAAATAGTATTCATATGCTTTATATTCAATTTCTAATTGTCGGTATATTTCTAATTGTTCTAATGCAGTTTTTCTTTTTGTTTTAGCTACCTCAATTTCTCCATGATTCGTTTTTATCTGATCTTGTAATTTTTTAATCTTTTTTGTTACATTGTCAATTTCAGACTTACATGTAGTAATTTTATTATCTATTTCAATATTATGTTGTATAGCAGACTCATTACGTTTAAATAGCTCTTGTCGTTCTATATTATTTTCTAATTCTGATTCTTTTGTTTGAAGATCATTTTCGTGAATTTGAAGTTGTAGTTCATGTAGTTCTATTTTATTTTTATATAACTCAATATTGTCAATTGAATTATTATAATTTGTAAGATCAGTTTTAGCTACAGTTAACTTGTCTATTATTGTATTTTTTGCATCAATATTATTCTGAATATTATTTAATATTTCTCTATCTTGATTAATCTCGTCCTTTGCTTGTATTGCGTCTTGCACAAAAACGTTAGAGACACAGTATTTACAATCTGGATCGTATTCGTGTGTTTCGAGATGTTCAATTTTTGTTTGCTTATCATTTACAATCCTTTGTTGTTTTTTCAGATCATCCTGTAAATCATCTAATTGGAATTCAGTGTCTGTTAATTGCTGAACTTTATCTTTTAAGTCTTGTACATTATAATTTTGTGTTTTAACTGTTTCAGATATATTATCAATTTTGTCTTGATATTTTGTTATTATTTGTTCAGTTTCGTCAATTGTTGTTTGTAATGTTTCTATTTTATCTATTAAATCAGTTTCTGTTTCTTGTAATATACTAATATCATCACCTTCATAACTAGTAGGTTGTTTAGTTTCTATTAATTGCAATATATCTTCTTGCAGTTTATTTCTTAAATCCTGATTTGTTGATTCTTTTTTATTTATATCTTTTATTAGTTTACTATTATCTTTAATAACAATGTCGGCTGATGTAATAGTTTCAGCAAAATCTGTTTTCTTGAATGCTTTTAATCTACCAGACGTTTCTTTAATTTCATCAGTAGCTAAATGATATAATTGTTCAAATACTGTTATATCTAAAAACTGTGATAATAGATCTTTTCTTTCTCGTTGTGATTTTTCTATAAAGTTATTATTATCTGCTTGTAAAGAAAATGCAGTTAATATAAAATCATTATATGTTCCTAGATAACGGCGAATACTTTTATTAGTATCACTACGCTCATCACCATTTAAGTTTTCAGTTTCAGTATAAAAATTAACATCTACCTTAACATGATTATCTTTCTTTTTATTACCAACACGTTCAATAGTATATAACACATCATTCATTTTAAATTTAAAAATACCTTTAAATGAACTTTGTTTATTATTTAATACTTCGTGTGCTTTACTAGTTTTACTACATTTATCAAATATAGTATATGTTATTGCGTCTAATAAAGATGATTTACCACTAGTATTTGATGCAAATAAACCACAGACATCACTCATTTTATTAAAATCAACTCGATTACCTTCTCCATATGAAAACATGTTTTCGAATTCAAATGAAACCGGATGCCATGTTATATGCCTTACAGATTCTACTGCAGGTAATTTTGAATTAATGGATCTGTTAATATGTCGTATTGCGTCTAACTCATCTGGTGTTGCCGTTAGAAATTTAACGTTAATAAAATCAGTTAACAATGTATTTTGATACTCAACATCTCGAACATTGCCAATTGTAATTGAATTTGCATTTGTTTCGTGTTTTGCTGCAATGGTTCTTTGTATTGTTATGTCTTGTACATTATATTTTTTACGTATTGCTGTAACTAGTTTTTTCATATCAGAAGCACTAGTTTCGTTAAACTTGATTCTAATACGAGGTTTATTGGGCATACGGTGTGGCGACTTAATTATATTAGGTCCATCGGTTTCTATGGTAACATATCCATAGTCATTATGTATTTCTACAAAATCAGCCTTTTGTGTTTTAACGTCCCAAATTAATATTCCATGATCTAATGCTTCTCCATGATTTTGTTGTATCAATGATCCAGGATATGCAATAGTGTCTGTTAAGAATTGAGCTGGCTTATGTATATCGCCTAACAATGTCATATCGTGACCATTAAATAATTCGGTTGTTACATGTTCATTTGATATTTCATAACCAATGTCAGTTTTTGCATTATGAACTGCACCATGATGTAATGCAATCTTTATGTTGTCAGTTTCAATGTCATTACCATTAACATATTGTGCTGGTTCTACATCTACTGCCATATGATTCCATGTTATGCCAGCAAAATCAAATACACCATTATCTTTAATAAAAACAATATTATCATTTTTTATCATATCTAATACCGGAGATAATGCATCTTCACGATATAGATTGTTTAAGTTCATGTCATGGTTACCTAAAATTACAATTGTAGGAATATTAAATCCACGAAAAAAGTCAGTAAGCATTCGTATCAATTCAGGCGACATATCCAATTTGCTATGCACAATATCCCCAGTAACCACTGCAATGCTATTTTCTGTTTTAGTTTGATTGATGTGATTAAACATGTTTTCAAAAACGTGTCTATATTCTCGATGCCTTTTTAACGTACGAATATGAACATCAGAAATATGATAAATTTTATCAGCATTCTGTATTTTACTTGGTATTTTTGTTATTTCCATAATAATCCCATTTGGAGTTGCATTAGTTTTTCAAATGTCATGACTCCGGTATTTTCAATAATTTCAGTGATGCGATGAAATCCTAAATCCGATGCATCTTGTTCTTTCAGTTCTATAAAGTATACATTTAATCCTTCGCCCATAAATTTTTCTGCGATTGATAATGCATTTCGAATTGCGTCTTCATCTAAACATATGTAAATGTCTTTAACACGCTTTTCAATAATTTTCTTTTGTAGATTTGGTTGAATTATTTTACCAAATAATGGTATTGCATTTCTTTTGATTGCAATTGCATCAAATGATCCTTCGCATAATATAATTGGCTCTTCCCAATTAATAGTTAAATCAAATCCAATAATGTCTTTTGATATTTTAGGATTTTTATGTTTGTATTTATCTGCTTTATAATAGGCTCTACTTACAAAATAATTTAAATGACCTGTACAGTCATAACTAGGAATAATAATTTTGCCACTATATTCTCCAGATTCACAATATCCAATTCTATATTTTAATATATCAAATATTGTTACTCCTCGTTTTTTAAGATATGACATTGCATTTCTAAAATCTGGAGTTTTCTTCGGTTTCCATAATGGTCTATAATCTTCTGGCAATGCAATTACTTCAACAACTTTCTCTTCTGTATCAAAATTCTTGTATTTTGCTGATTGAATTATTTTAGATAATTGTTCGAAATATTGTTTACCCAAGTTCATTTGTTTGAATAAACTATTGATACTTCTTCCCTTTTTATCAGATATCCAACAATGCCAAGCATTTTGACCGTCACTCGTTGTGTTGATGTCTATTTCTAATTTAGGTTTATAATGTGAAGTAAATGGAGAGAAGAATGCAACGTTATTACCTGATGTTGATTTACCTTTTCCTAGTACTGATTCTAGTAACTGTAATAACTTGAGATTTTGCATATAATATATAATAGAAAATTACTGTAATATATCCAATTAATCCAATTAATTATTATTATATATATTATATATTAATATTGGTTAGACACATACACTCCATTTCTGGTCTAACGATCGATCCAAGACTGAATCAATCATTTTAAATAATTAACATCATTTTAATGAATATATTATTTTTTTTTCACAAATCAAACCTTATTCGAAAAAACGTTTCGGATCTTGTGCTTCTTCACCTGGTTTCAAGCATTCTTGCATCCATTCTACTGGTATTTCTTTTTTTGCTACGTTGGGTATACCTAGCTTGATTGCATATGCTTCATATGTTGTTTTACTGGCTTTAGATATCTTTTGATTGGGATTTTGAAACACCATTCTTATATCAATATCTGGATTTGACTTTAATACATGTTTCATTTTTTTTCGATCAACTGCAGTCCAACGACCTTTAGTTTCAATATACATTAATTCGCCATTCTTTTTAGTAAACACAAAATCTGGAGTATATTTATGTTTTGATTCGGGTACTATATAATGAAGTGTTTCGGTTTCATAACAAACTTCATATGCATTAGATTTTATTTGTTCTGCTACAGTTAATTCTAATCCTGATTTATAACCGTATTTATAAGCTGCTTGTCGTTTTTTACTTCCAGCAGTATGCCAATGATTTCGTTTCATGTAACTTGTTTTCTATTATTTTTTAAAAAGCGTTGTTAACAATATGTAAATTGATAGTATCGGAAATATTATTGAAACCCCCCAAAACGCCATTATGTTTTTTAATTGTGTCATAACCATTATGTTTTTACCAGTTAACATCAATTTCACCTTGTACCGTTCTAGTTATAGTGTCACCTTCGGCACTATTCGTTAATGTGATTGTGCAGTTATTTTGAAACACATCGTCAATCGAGTCTACAATTTCGTAGATCCATTTTTTAATTTCACTGTAATAATCTTGTCCGGTAACTGCTACACTTCCAGCTAATTCTCTCTTAAGCCAAGTCAATGCCACCGCTCGATTTGCTAGATATGCCTTTGCTGCACCATCTTCGTCGTCATCTCCAATAAAATTTCCAAACCCGGTGGCATTGAATTGATCAAACATTTCTTTGTGTGTCACCGGCCGTTTTTGGCCTTTAGGTCCTGAACCGGATTCCTTCCAAAAATTGTACTCAGCAACAACCCAGTCTTTAGCTGTCTGCCAATAATCCGCATTCGATTCACTTCTAACACCGTTTTTCCAATTTTCTTGTGATGATTCTATACTTCCTTTTGCTGTAAATGTAGCTGGTCCTGACATTTTACCATCAACATATGTAGCATCTCTTACATCGCCATTGCCATATGTTATTTTAATTATGCCGTTACGCTTACCATCAACCCACGTGCCAGTAATAACAGTACCCCATTTAGTTGACCTATATTCCCCTTTACCGGATTTTTTACCATTTACCCAAGAACCTATATACACATCATCATTGTTATATGTAAGTTTCCCTTTACCGGTATATTTCCCGGGAAATGTACTTTGGGTGAAGTTGGTCGAAGTTGGGGTCGGTGATGGACTAGGTGAGCTAGAACCCCCTACTCGGGTCGGTGATGGACTAGGTGAGCTAGAACCCCCTACTCCCCCAAAGGCTTCTGGTGCTGCCGATGTAGCTTGTTCATTAATTAAATATTCATTGATTAAATCTTTTAGTTTTATGTTTATACCAGTTCCTTTAAAATAATTTATAGACTCACTAACTGTAGTTAATGTTTTTCGTAATTCATCAATAACGCCAGCTTTATCTCCAGCCAACCACTTAACAGTCAAACGATTGTCATCTGAGCCGTTTAATTGATGTAATGCAGATAAAGTGATATTACCGATAACCCCACCCCAACTACCATCCGAGCCTTTAGTTCGATACTCTGCAAATTTTTTATGAAAATCATTTAATGGATGAATCTTGATTCCAACTTGATACAATAATTCTTGAAATGCCTTTGCATCTGCAGTACCTTTACCTAAATTATTAACATCAATTGTTTCTGTACCTTTTACGACGTTCTGCACAACATCTTTTGTTTTTTCAATTGCAGGTTTCTTTTTTTCTAATTCTTTTGCAGCTGCAACTTCTGCGTCTGCTTTTTCTTTAGCTGCCGCTAATTCATTTTGTTTTTTCAGTAATGATTCATATTGTTTAAAAGTTACAATAACAGATTGATTAAATTGTCCACTTTTATACTCATCAAATACCTGATCAGGTACATTAGGAAAAGTTTTCTTTTTATTAATTATATAAACATCCCATAATGTTTCTTTTTTTCCACTATTAGGATTTTGATCATCAATAACAAATATATATTCTCCATTTGAATAGTTTTTATACCCTTTATTTTTTGGAATTTCATTAATAACTTGATCTGCGGTCAGCGGCGGATATTTTTTTCCTATACCATGTTTATCAATAAACATATATGCAGTAACACCATATTTAAATTTATTTTTAAGTTTTGATATTAAAGCAGAACTTGCAAGTGCAGTTCCAATATCACCACGCTTCAATTGTTCCGCTACTATCTTTTCGAATCGTTTCATTTATTATTATCCATTTTATATAAATATGTTTTTGTATAATTTACCAATCTATTAAAACTAAACGACCCTGCCAACGCATTATATTATCGGTTTTAAAGTCTAAATCTAAATCTAAGTCCATTATACCCATTTTATTAATATCTCGTTGTAATGCTCGTAAAAAGGATATTAATTCGGGGTCTACGTCTCGTGCGCCGTCTGCATTAATATAATCAAACACTGAAGCTTCACCTCCTACCTCACGAGCATACTCTTTATATGAATTCATGAACAAGTCAATATTATTTACATCATTATTATTTAATGAGCTTGCTTTAGACATTATGTATAATTGTTTAACATCATCAACATAATATATTGGTATAAATGTGCTAAATTCACTTGCACGTCCCACAATAACCGTAGCAACATCAAACTCATCAGATTCATTAGTTATTTTGAAAAGTTTGTCTTCACCATCAATTTCATAGACTCGGCCATTATCACCTTGATCGAAGAATCGATATTCATTGTTATTAATTTTACTTAATAATCTTTGTATATCTTCATCTTTTAATTCTAATAATATGTTTTTTAATCGTATCATTTTATTATGTTCTTGTCTAAATCAATTCGTATCAAGAAATTAACATCAACGTCATTTCTTTTTTTAATTGGTTGTGCTAATTTACCAATTGCTAATAATTGTCCTTCTGCATTATACAAACCAATACTTGTTATATATGGAGAAAAATCACTACCAGAAACAAATCCTCGATATGTTTGATTATCATCTTTAGTTAACGTAACATTGGTAGACATATTAAAATCACCTTGATCTAATTTTGCAGTTACGCCTAACTCATGAATTGTTACTGTGCTTTTATATGAAGCAGTAAACGGATAATTTAATATGTTTTGATATCGATAATCTATTGTGGATATCACTCCTAACCCTTGTTTTTCAAAAATATTACCAACTACTGGTGTTTGTGAAAATGTACCGCCTTCTGTTCGATCTGCTAAATATCCAACTTCTGTTGCTGTTAATGCTTTATTGTATATTCGAATTTCATCTAACTGTCCTTGCAAATTAGAATCAGCAACACCATAACCACCAATACTTAGATTTTCTAAATTATCAATTCTAGAACTAGCACTAAGTGGATGATTACTATTATTAAACAATGAATTTGTTTCTGACGCATGAAGTGTACCATCGACATACATTTGAATTGAACTACCTGTTTTCTGACAAACAACATGAGTCCATGACGATGAGACATCTGCTGAACTAGTTATTATTGATCTGAATATTGGAGATCCTTGTGCGCTAAATTCAATTTGATTGCTTCCGCTTAATTCAATTCTAAATGGATATTGTGGAGTTATAGAGCTAGTTGCTTTTGTAATTATTAACTGATTGTCGGCACCAGTATTAGATCCACTAATGAACATGGAGATTGCATAGTCTGAATCTCTGTCATATTCTCCAGCAAGATCAGTTTCTATATATCCATTACTATCAAACTTTGCAGCTAATCCCATTGGCAATGTATCACCATTAGATGCAACAACCCCATCAACATATGTTATTCCGCTAGACTCATAATTAATACGAGTAGTATCAAAATATTCATTGAACCCCTCATAAAGTTTCAATTGGTCGATAATAGATGCGGTGTCAAATGTGCTATCATTTATATTACCATATCGATCTGAAGTAAATGATGCCGTATTTGGAACTGTTAATTCAAATGATGCTAATTTTATACCTTCACCTATTTTAAGTTGTGGGAATGAAAATATACTAGCAGTTTCATATAAGAATTTTTTAGTTAAATTTAAATTGGTTTGACCAAAATTATAATACGGTTGATTTTTATTCTTATAAAATAAATGATTAACTGAGAAATAAGTAACACTTTGTAAACTACCATCAATATTTGATGCGTCATTATATACCAACGTTGTTTCCAATGCTGGTAAATATGCTGGATCAATATAAACTCCCTGTAGCGGTAACATACTACTAGTAGCACTTCCACTATAAACAGTAAATATTTTATGTGCTTGAAATGGATTAATCTGAATATCTGTTGAATCTATTTTTTTAAATACGGTTGGGTACAATCCCTCAGATATATCTTCATTGTTTATTTGCGTTTCCGACATAATAGTAAAACCTCGTTACATTTAATATAAATATAACGAGGTTAAAATACGTATTGAAATATTAAAAATCTAATTTTACTCTAATCAATGCCTCACTCTGGAATGATTTCAATAATGGCTTAGATAATTTAGACACTGCTAATAATTCTTGAGCGTCATTATATAATCCAACGGTTGTAATATACGTTTTTGGATCACCAATAAATGTGCTCTGAGCAATTTGACCATCACTACCAGTTATATATGACGGATTATTTGAGAAATTATAATCTGCATTTTTTATTCTTACAAAATAATGTGTACTAGTTACTTTTTCAGAATTTCTTGCTAAGAATCCATATGGATCACTAGTTGCTGGGTTTGTTATTAAAGAAGATCCTGATACTGAATGGAATAAACGGAAATGATTATTTCCTTCCGAACTAGATCCGGTGTTAGTCTGATAATTTAATTGTTGATCTAACATTTTACCGTCTAATACCAATGTACCAAAGTCAGGATAAACTAATCCATAATAAATTGGGCTAGTAGAATTATAAACTCCACCATCAATTGATCCTGATACTATATTATAAACACGTCCCGAGTCTCCAACTGATGCATTAGCAATACTTGAATCATCAATTAACGAAACAACTACACTACTACTAACTGCTACATTACTACCAGTTGCATTAGTATCTAATGAAGCTGACATATATCGCAATGGTAATTCAAAATTACCAGCATCTAATCGTTCTTTTAATCGATTACGTTTAAAATTGAGAACATATATAGAATCAGTACTCCCAGAACCAGCAGTGGTAAATCTAGAATCAGTCGGATTTAATAAAAGTTGACGGTATTGTGAATAAATTGCTTTAGATGGGGAATCATTAAGTTGACCTTGTGAATTCGACCCACTTCCTAATGCATTACCATATGCTGCAGCAAACTGAACTGCAGAACCATCTAGACTTGGATTTCCGTCTAATATATCAACATAATATCTACGTTGTGATTCTGTTTGTGTTGATGATGTAAAATAAGTAGTTAAACTTGCTACATTACCACTCCACAACCCTGCAGTTACCGTTTCTGTTTGACCTTCTACAACATCAGCAGTCATATCAAATTTTGTAAATGTACGACCATTTCTTGAAAGTATTTGTGCCTGTTGTTGTTCTGCAATCATTTCAGCAGCCAATTGTTGAGCCAATTGTTGTACTTGTTGATTTACTTGATTAACATCAATATTTGCTGGCTGTGCTGGCTGTGCTGGCTGTGCTGCTGGTGAAACAGGAGCCACATTTCTACCTGCAGGTACTATTCCTAACTTTGGCTGTTGTTTTAATTGTTTAATTGTTTTCATGTTTTCCTATTTTAAGAAGTCGCATTTGAGATAGTAGCAGTAGATGCTTTGTTTACTGTTAAGTTAATAGTAGTAGCACCACCAGTTTCATTACCAATAATTGTTATGGTTGCTGTTTTAGATTCAACTAATAATGTTTTAGCAGATATTCTAAATTCAAATCCAGAAACCGCAATACTTTGTGCGTCTTCATTATCACCAATAAATCGTGGAATGGTAGGTAACGTAGAAGATTGTAATTCTCTAGTTACTGTTAGATCTGCTATACTAGAATCTGATAATATTGCTGTATATCCTAAGTTAGAATTTCCTCCAACTAAATTAGCAGTATTTGGAGCAATTATATTACTGGTACCAGGGCCTGGTAATATAATAGAAGAATTTCCAACTGAAATAATTGGTATATTTACCGTTGTCTTTGGCAATGATACTAATTTATACTTCAATGCCTGAGTTTCGTCTGGTATTGCTTCTGTAATTGGCATATTCTCTATAATCGTGCCATAATAATTTGTTCCCAGCGGGTGATCTGGATTCCATAGTGAGTAATCAATTTCATCATCGCCAACTGCAAATTGAGTAATATTAAATGCATTACCTCCCTTTGCTAACAACTCACGTCCTTTTAATGTAAGGATCGCATCGACAGTTACACTACTATTATTTAAATATCCCATATTGATTTACCTTTTATTTAATATAAATATATTTCAGTTAAATTTTACGTTAATATAAAACTACCTTGTGTTCCTGGTTGATTTGTATATATTAACTGATTACCGTTTGCTTGTCTAGATTCAACAACTGGTCCGCCGTCTATTGTCTGTATTGATGCAATATTAAAATCCGGACTAGTTAATTTAGATCCATTATATTTTTGATTATCAATACCAATTGGTAAATAATCTTGAACTTGTGCAAACCTTAAAGTAGACCCACTTCCATATATCCCACTGCCGTATGAATATGCACCATATACTCCAGTTCCTGGTTGATTTAGTATTTGTTTGATTTCAGATAAACTAGATGATAATATTACTGGTTGTTCCGCTCTACTTCTCCAATATGGCGTAGATGAAGTTATATAAGTACTTCCCGATCTAATTAAATTTTCGTACACATATGTTGTACCACCATATTTAGACGCTACTGAAGATGTTAAATATCCTTGTAACTGATCATCGTCAATTGCAGTTAATGTATATATATCATCAGATATAATTGCATCATAGTTTTCATAATGAGCAGACGCAGTTACTTGTGTATCTGTTATAGTTGTATTATATGTGCTATTAACACGTTCAACTTTTGGTAATATAGTATCTTTACTACGTTCCAATATATTTGGCTGAACTAATAATCCTGTTAATTTATTTACACGAGCTGGTAATAATTGATCTAACTGTTTAAAGAATGATAAATCAAATAATGTAAATATTTTAATATATCCATTAATATCATTTCGTTGACTATACTTTTTCCAATATGTTTCTGCTTCTTGTATTAATGCTGGATATGATTTTGCATTTACACTACCAGGATCTCCTATATAATCATCTAATGATTTAAATCCTAATTGTGCAATAATATCTTCATCAATCATTGTTTGTGGAGAAAAATATACTCCTAACTTAGCACTATCCAATGGAGCTTTATCAAATTGACTACGTTCAGCTCTTGTTTTAACATCTAAACTTCCAATTAATTCATTATCTTCTAAACGAATCTTATTATCGTCATATGTTCCGGCACCTAATGATATACCGTCATAATAATATGTTTCTTCAATTGAGTCATATGGAGTATTATTAGTCCAACTTGCAAAAGAAGCAGATATTCCAGAATTATTAGGTTCTACTCCAGTTAAACTACTAGTTGTAGCATGATTAATTTTTTGTGTTAGTGGAACTCTGAAAACTAATTCATCATATGCATCTACATTTCCATCATATGCTCCCGGAGCTTTTACGTGATTATCAAATGGTGAGTCTTGCAAACTAGAAGTCCACAATCTCAATTCTTGAAGTTGTCCTAATAATCGACTACCACCCGTAGTACCACCTAATGTTAATGTTCCAGTGCTAGCAAAAGAAGATGCATCTGAAGCACTTACTGCTGCTACAATTTTTCCATATTTAGATTTTTTAGCTACAACTTCTAAATTAGATCCATCTTTACGTAATACTGTGCTTAACCACTCCCCATCAAATAATTCAATATCTGCAGAGCTATTACCATTAATTTGTATAGTACCCATCGTACCAGAAGTATAATCTAATGTTACCGTGTTACTTCCTATAGTAAATAGGTTCATGGTACTAGGTAATAATGGATTAGTTATTACATTATCAGTACGGAATCTAAGTTCTACTGCTTCAATTGGTTGAGTATAATTAACTGTTACCGTACCAGCTGTATTTGTAATTAAGTCTAATGCATAATCAAAATTTAACTTTTCATATAATGGTGCTCTGTCTAATCTAGGACCACCATATTCATTAATAGTCATCAATGATTGTGGAATACCATAACATGACAATAATGCTTGTATACTTCGTTTAGTTCCTTTAGACTTCAATAATAATGGTAAATTATTTACAATTCGCCTCCATATGGTCGATGTTGACTTCTGCCCGGAAACTGAAGGGTCACCTACTGAATTAGAACCGGTAATTGGTGTACCTGTTTCTGATACACCTAATGTGTATTCCCAAAGTTTTTGACCTTGTTGACCATTAGTTAAATTCCATCCGAATTGTTTAGCAACTGAATATAATAAATCGTCAGACATTCCTAGTTTAGGATTTTCTTCACGTTTATTTATTTTAGTCATATGATTAATATATGTATATAATATATCATAATGATGACCAAGCATATTAACAAATGTAGTTAAATCAACACTATCAGATTGCAATTGAATGTGATCAGGAACGGTTCTTAATAATGAATTATCATTTAAATTGTCATATAACGAAGCAGATGCATATACCCCATCATACCAAGTTTCAAATTGACTTGACGTTACTGAATATTGTGTATATGGTACAGTAGAATTAGATTTTGGTATTGGTTGTATATAACTACCGGTAACAACTGCAACCGTTGCATTAATTACTGGAATGTCATAAGTAGTTAAATTAGATGAAGATTCAAAATACAAGTAATGCTCAAAATTATCAAAACCTCCAATTAGTGATGATTTTAAATTTGCAAAATCTTGTGCATTCGTTGTAGCATTACTACCTGATATCCCAGTTAATACTAAACTTTGCGAAGTATAATACTCAATTAATTGTAATTTATATTTAAAATTATCCAAACGCTCTGTTGCTGAACTATAAAATATAAAATTATTAAAGTCAGAATAATCAATATTCAACTTCATTCCAGACAAACTACCAGAAAAGAAACTATCAATAATTTGTTGTGATGTTGATGTAGATGATCCTAATAAGTCATTCCAATTTTGTAAACCAGTTTCGGTAGACGTATCATATGAATAATTTGCTTGCCAATTAGGACCACTTAAAACATTAAATGTTTGAGCTTCAATGATTGATTCAACATTAATATTGTCAATATAAGTTGGTTTTAATTCTTTAACTACCCAACATCTAAAATTTGTTTCAATTGATTCAGGTAATGGTTCATATAATTTGACATATAGATATTCGCCAATTACCACACTATTAACAAATTGTACACATTGATTTCTGCTAAAATTTAATAGGTATGTTTGAAAATAACCAATTGGAGACGTTTGATTAACAGTTTCTATATAATTTGCAATTTGATTTACAAAATTAGAATCATTAACATCAATTGCTTTAAGTCGTATTTCTGTACGATCGGATGATATTTCATCAATTCGTAAATGTTGCTGATCATATCCACCTATTAAATTTTCAAAAAAGTTAACAGCTATTTTGTAATTACCATTTGTTATTTTTAAATCTTGTAATTCTTGATAAATATCTAAAACATATGGTTGTGAATCAAATCGAATTTCGGTATTATCAATTGAATTAAAATATACCGGTGTATTTGGTAATGATTGGCTTTTATGTTGTCCACTTATCCAAACATCACCTGAATATAAATGAAACTCTACTGTTGATTTATTAACAATCGTATCATCAAAATAAACTGGGTTTACAAGATTACTATTAATATTTTGCAATTGTACAGTATCAATACGTTGCGCAGAAATAGATTTTTTTGCTAATGATATTTGTTCTATATTTTTATATTGATCTAACATGTTATTCTACTATAGTTTCATTGTTAGTTGCAGCTGATCGTCGTACCCGTACTTGATTGCTATTATCCAATATAACAGTATCTTGATTAATACTATACACATTTTCATATAAGTTGTCTACAGGATTCGGTATATCAACAATATCAATATCCCATGAACAATTTTCTGCTAATATCCAACTAGGATTACCAGACACATTCTTTATAGTATACACATCACCTTTAAATGTGTTATTCATATCAACTATGTATGTTAATTGCAAAAATGGGTATCCGTTATCATTAAATCCAAATGGATTTGTACCCCCAGTTAATACACCACTAGGTGTTGATCCCTGCTCTTTATATATTGTAAATGGAACTGGTAATGGATTATAATTTTTTGGATTTCGTCTTGAAATCTCAGTTACAAATCCAGTACGTCCAGGAGTTGAAGATCTCCATTGAATCTGAATTGTGAATTTTAATGTCTTATTTTGTTGTTTTAATGTGTTAAACACATCTTCAGTAATGGTATAACTATTAACGTTTTCTTGAATACCACCGGTAAATTGTAATGCTTTTAAACCAGAACTTATAGTTCCACCATCATTATAATACCAGGCGCTATCATATGAAGTATTAATTCTTTGATATGTAATTGGTTGACCCTTAGCATCTACAGATATTGGTATTATGTATTTTGCTGAAACATTATCAAAATCAAAGTTAACATCAATGCCAACCGGATCGCTAGTAATTTGAACTGGGAAACTAAAATAATTAAAACGTGTATCCAAAATGTCTAACATTGGCTTAGAATTAAAATTAAAAGAATTGGTTTCGATAACCATATAAGACCCGGACTGAACTACAATGTTTCCATTTTCATCTCTAGGAACAATATCAGTATTATTAGAAACAACCGTTAAACCATCTTTAATATATTTAGATGTCTGCTGTAATGATATTGGGTCTAATAAGATTTGTTTTTTAATTTCTTCCATCACCGAACTACTTTAAAATAAATTTCGTCGTCAATATACTCTTCCATGAAGCCATCTTCAATTTTTAATTCTATGCGGTAATACCGTTCCGGCATAAAACTATTCATATCTACATGTATGAAATTACTTGTGCTATCGCAACTTACTTTATTATAAATATTATCAAACGGAATTATGTACTCATCTGTAGCGGCATCTCGTATTGCATAATATGTGGTAGTCGGTAAATATTTAACTGTTTCGAGTGGGAATAAATTTAAAGGAGATTTTTGTGGAAATTTATCTCGAGCATATATTCTAATTTTAGTTATCTCAGTGTCTTTATACGACGGTTTAGTCTTGCTATAAGTTAAATATGACTCTAAATTAACCGAAGATAATGATCCTGTTGTAAAAGTGCTATTATCCCAGTACATAGTTAGCCTAGGGACATATATAGTATGTGTTTCTCTACTAAAGAATTTAATAATACCAGTCTTAGTTCCGTCAGTTTCATCTGATTCAGAAAACTTAATTAAAAATCCATTATTATCTACAGACACATTACCGCTTCCTGATATCCATGTTTTTATTGCACCTGTAACATCCATGTTAATATCAGTTGGTCTATATGAAAAAGATTCATTTTCAGTTAAGCCTGGTTGATAAAAATATGATGAGTCAAATGATGACGTATTAAATACTCCAGATCCAGATTGCCATAGCCAACTACCACCGAGGCCACTACCAGATATATATAAACTAGGTGCACCGGTGTTAATAACTTGGCTACTTGATATCCAAGATGAACCACTTAATGTTTGTGAACCACTAGGCGAATATGACCAAGATGCGTGAGGCGTTGCCCAAGATATTCCATCTGTTGTTGCAACGGTGCTAGTAGAATAACCGGTACCATTAGTCCATGGTTGTCCCATTAATTTTGCATCTAATGTGTAATCTGCAGGAAGATTAGTTGCATTAGTAGTAAATAATTGTAACACAAATTTACATGAATTTAAGTCTGCAGAATATTTTGTTAAAGTGTCTTGTATTTCAGACATATCAAATTTAACTACAAATCTAGATTTAACTAACGTTTCGCCATCAGTATCTAATTGCTTTCCAACTTCTAATATTTCATCTAATCCAGTATTATATGATTGAAGGCTATTTGCTTCATACATAGTAGCATCACTATCTGCATAAAATATTCTAAACATAATTAACTTCCCGAACCTGTACTAATCATTAAATAACTACCACTTCTCCAAAGTTGTCCATTTACAGATGGATCTGTTGCTGGAAGTGATGCTGTATAGATAAATGCAGTTCCTTCTGAGATAAACTTCGAAGTTACTTGCAAATATTGAATTGAACCAGATGTTGTAATTACATGTGATCCACTCGTATAAGAAGAACTAATTGAATTTTCAACATAAGAAGCAGTTTGAGCTGTAGTAACGTAACTTGCTGTCTGTGCTGTGGTAACGTATGATGCTGTACTAGCTGTACCTGTTAGTGTTCCGATTAAACTACCGGTGATATTTACTGATCCAGAAAACGCAATATTTTCAACAGTATTTCCAGTTAAAACATTATATACATCAGAAACATAACTTGCTGAAATAAGGCCTCCTGCCACAATACTTGTTCTATTATTCCGTATTACGCCCATTTTATATCCTTTTAGTATAAATATAAAGATATTAAG